GATTCCTTAGTAGTTCAAAGAAGTGCTCTGCGTCTACGACAGCGAGAGGTTTTCTTCTATTTTCTTTGACGATGACAAGTGGTTGTGTATTGCCTCGATTATTGCACTGGTCAATGTAACGATAGACTCCAACCCTCGCAAGATTCTTGCATTCGACATCGTAGTCAAAAGACTTACGAGCGAGAGGACTAAGCTGAACGTCACTACCACTTGCACCCATAGAGGTACTCCTAACATCATCTTCCTCCAAGTGTGTATATGTTTCCAGTATTTGATCACGAGTCCACTGCTGTAGCTTACGCCCTTTCGCTTTAGCTGACTGCGTTTTCATGCGGAGGACTCCATATCTCATCTGGTTTTCTTTGTAAGTACAAAAGGATTCCATTCTCTCTTGCACGTTCTTCACTGCCTAATTGCTCAACACAGGTACTGAACATCTCCTGTTCTGTTTGATCCTCAAGAAGCTTCTTTGCTTTAACAGGGCCGATACCTTTAACACCTATGATGTTATCAATGCGATCACCTACAAGGAACTGCATATAGAAATTCAACAGTCCCTCGTCAGCAGTGATGTAATACTTCTCCTTCTTCACAAAGTTGTAGTGCCATCCTTGCACTTGGTCAAAGTCTTTATCCAACGACACAATAACTGACTCATCTCCTAGTTCTGTAGCGTCAATTGCTATTGCATCGTCTGCCTCAATCCCTTCATACACCTTACCATTCCATGAGAACTTCAGGTAATCACGCAGGAGACCATGATGTTTAGGTTTCTCTCCTTTGCGATTACCCTTGTAAGGTGCGGTGACAGCGTAGTCATGCCGATAGTTTGATGAGCCTGTCAAGTAAGTCCTCCAGTCACTACACTCAATGTCAAACATCAGCATGTCTTCCAAGAACCTAGCCATCGTCCTGATAGCTGTGTCCTCAGACTCCTCTTGTGTTGCAAATCCTATGCGGTAACAGAGGATGTCGCCATCAATCAGTGCAATCACAGAATCTCTACATTCTCGTCAGATTCTTCTTGGACATACTTGTTGAGGTCAGTGACCACTAACTTTGTAACGCCAAGTGATACACCCTTGTTCCCTGTTGGGCCTTTCCATGCGTAAGGCTTGACAAGTACATCGGCACGAGAACCGTTACCAACCTTGATGCTACGCTCAAGCGCATCGCCGTTAGTGTAATAAGGTACGATCTCATACTTAGATTTACAGGTGACAAAGAAGCCACGCTCGTCATCCTTAGACTTAACCTCAACACCAAGAGACTCAAGCTTCTCAATTTGTTTCTCATTGAGATTGACAATATCTACTTGGTACTTCTGAGATGTAGGGTTAACCTCATACAGTGAGGGCCAGAACAACTCCATGTTCTGCATCTTAAATAATTCGCTCATACTTTTCTCCTATGGAAGTAAATGAACATATATTATACCACACATTGTTAGTGTGTGTCAAACCAATTGTAACCTATTTTACTTTCTGCATCTACTGGGCATCGAAAGCCCAAGGTAATCCCCGCTTGTCTTGCGGAGTCAACCATGATTGACGCAACATCTTTACCATACTCCTCCTTTGTTTCAATCTGGATCTCGTCATGCACGAATGCAACTTGTTTAACAGGGATGCTTCTAGCTTTGAATGTCTTGTGCGCTTCGATGCACCATTGCTTAGCGATAATAGCCCCGCATCCTTGTAGTAAAGTGTTGAGGGCGGCGTGTTCAGACCTGACCAGTATTCTTCTACCATCAAGCCCCGGTACATACCCTTTTGTCGCCACTTTCTGAACCTTCTCCATAAGTTGTTTGAGCTTAGGGGTGTTACGATAAAAGTTATCGAGAGTCCTCTTAGCTTGGCTTTGGCTTGTAGAAAGTATGCTTGAGAGTTTCCCGATACCGCACCCATATAACAGGGCATACACCATAGTCTTGGCGGTAGGTCTGTCGATACCTGCGGCATCAGCATTCTTCTGATGGATGTCCCCATTTAATAACTCCTCTGTCCACTCATCGTCTTGCATGTAGTGTGCTAGACAGCGTAATTCAATGCCAGATAAATCACAACCAACAAGATTGTTTCCATCTTCTACCCTCCATAATCTACGGCAGTCAGAACCATACTCACTGTTGACGCTAGGTATCTGACCCATGTTTGGTTTCTGGTGTGTCATGCGTCCCGTCACAGCACCATTAGTTATGACACGTCCGTGTACTCTACCGTCATCCTTGACACTATCAAGCCATGAGTCAAGCAGACCCACACGCTTCTGTATCATAAGGTACTCAGCGATTAGCTGTGCTTCTGGTAAGTCAATACCTTTGAGTGTACCTTCATCAACTATGATACTGCCTTTCTCAGTCGTCTTAGTAAACTCAACGCCCAACGTCTGAAGACGCTCTGCGATTTGTTTACGTGACCCCACATTGAATACGGTAATCCTATCCTTGAGTTGCTTACCTGTCTTCTCTGACCAACGTTCTTCGACAATAGGAGGAAATATAACTTGCATCTCGTCACTAATAAAAGACATTCGATCCTTAAGTTGAGCCAGTAAAGCGATAGCTTCCGGTACATTGAGTTTAAAACCATTGTCTTCCTGCTTCTTCATTATGTATGCAATACGATGCTCTAAGTCTACACTAACACCGTAATTTTGTAGCTCTCGTGTTAACTTATCGTAGAGTAATGTTGTTACATGTACGTCCTGCTTGCAATAGTCAAGCATCTCCTGAGTAAACCCACCATCAAAGTCAGTGAACTCATCTTTGAAGTCACCAAGTCTTTCACCCCATGCACGTAGACTATGACCACCCTCCAGTTGTGGATTCCATAGCCTTGACATGACCAGAGTGTCACGAACTTTGTGCAGTGGTATATGTACGCCCCACAATCGTGACAGCAACGGCCCGTCAAACCCTATGATGTTATGTCCGACAATTACATCTGCTCCGCTGATCAAAGACTTGAGTCCTGCGGTGTAATCCTTACTCTGATACACATCAAACTTATCTTTGTTGAACCAGTTGCTCTTGCAAACACAACACCATATCTTGTCGTGTGCGAGGTTGGTCTCTATGTCGAGTACCAATACATTCATTACAACTCCTCTTCTTCAACCTCAGTCATTCTACCAGTAGAGCGTGAGTAAAGCAAGGCAGATGCAGGCCCAGTCGTACCAGAGAATCTGTTCTTGAGTACACGCACACGAGTAGTGTTACGCTCGATCTCATCCTCTGCCTGACCGTTACGCTCAAGACCAATAACCATGTCAGATAACTGAGCGATAGAACCAGAGCCACGTAGCTGTGCCAATGATGTAGCCGCACCCTCTTCATGCCCCTTGGAATCAGGACGCTTGAGGTGTGACACTACAATCAAAGCAATACCTGTCTCCTGCACAACCATACGCAGTCGAGTCATAATTTCATCAATAGCTTTGCGTTCATCTCCAGAAGCCTGTGCTGATACCACAATACTAATATGGTCAAGGAAGATGTAAGTACACCCAAGACCTTTAGCAAGATACTTGACTCGATTGATAATGTTATCAACGCTTGTACTACCAAAGTGATCGAACAGATATATGCGATCAGTCCCAAGTGTTTTATCGAACGCATCACGTTTCTCCTCTACTGTTGCATCTGAGTCTGGTAGGTGCAGTGGTTGGTTAGCCGCAAGTGACATCAATGATAGACCTGTCTTGCGTACAGACTCCTCCAAGAACATGAGACCTAGGTTGTCCTCCGTTTTGTTAAGCACATGCCACACAATCTCACGCACAAACTGAGACTTACCGAGTCCAGATCCTGCGGTAATGGTAACCAGTTCACCCTTACGAATACCATAAGTTAGATCATTGACACCAGTAAACGGATACTCGCAGTCAGCAGGAGCAAGAGGCTTCATCACATCCTCATACAAACTACTACCAACAATAATACCGTCAGGTACATGCTGTTCAGCGGCCCACCACTTCTCACCGAACTCCTTCATCTTCTTCTGCTGAAGATAATCACAAGCGTCCTTCATACCACTGAGATGCTTGAAGACCTTGACCTTATTGCCGAACATCTCAGCGACTTGTGATGCCGCCTTCTTACCCGGCTCGTCTGCGTCAAAGCAGATCACGATGTTGTCAAAGGAATCAATCCACTCATACTGCTTTCGTATATCTTTGGCGGCGGCAGGAGCACCGTTGCGGATAGACACCACAGGATACTTAGACCCAAGCATCTGGTATGCGGCCATCGCATCGAACTCTCCCTCCACAATAGTGACAAACTTACCACCCTTGCTGAAGAGATTTTGTCCGTACAATCCTGCGTTATTCCAATC